CCATACAATGCAAATGATCCCCTACAGAAAGAACTTGCAGATTTCTTTGCAAAACTCTTTCCACGGAAGGATCTTTGCGCCTATGTGCTCCGTCTTCTAGCCTCTTGTCTGGAAGGCGCCAATCGTGAGCAGTGCTATTATACCTTTACAGGTGCGGGTGGTAATGGTAAGTCGAAACTGATTGAACTTATGCGTCTAACCTTTGGTGACTATCAGACGTCGATGAGTTCAACTGTTCTTACTCGTAGTCGCCCGCAGGCCGGTGCGGCAAATCCTGAACTCATGGTAACAAAGTGTCGCCGTTTCATTTACATGCAGGAGCCGGATGAGAAGGAACCAATCAATACTAGTATTATGAAGCAGTTTAGCGGTGAAGATATGATTGAGGCTCGTCAGTTATTTGGTGAGCAGGACAAGTTCCGCATTATGGGCAAAATCTGTATGATGTGCAATACTCTTCCTCCAGTGACGTCCATGGATGAGGGTACTTGGCGCCGTATTCGTGTTGTACCCTTTGAGTCAACCTTTCTTCCTCCTGACCATCCTGGCCTCCTTCTCAAGAAGCCAAATAACTTCCCACGTGACCCCAAGCTAGATGAGAAACTAAGACAGTGGCGTGAGCCCTTCTTGTCCCTTCTTGTGCACATTTATGATACGGAATATATCAAGTCGGGGCTAAATCCTGTACCTGATATTGTACTACAGGCGAGTAATAAGTACAAGGAGAACTTTGATGTCATTGCAAAGTTTGATGCGGACCGGATTCGTGAACCAAAGACGGATGCAGATCGTCTCAACTGTAGAACTACGCCAGTTGACACGAACTTTATTAAAAATGCATTCAAAATCTGGAAGAATGAACAGCAGATTAAGTTCAAAGATGATAATCAACTTATTAGCCGTCTTTCTGCAAAATATGGTGATCCTGAACGGGGGAAGTACTGGACTGGTGTCTTTGTGTTTGACAGTGATATCTCAGTTACTGAGTGGGACGAAGAACGTGCTCCTGCAAGTGGTTAACCATATGAGACAATCATAGTTGTTGAAATAAGGCCAAATAGGCATAAGCCTGTAAAAACAATAGCAGTCGCAAATATTTTTTGATTAGATTTTGTAAAAGTAAATAAAAGGATTATTATTGAAAACACTACATATGATAAATAGAATAGTGCAAGTGTCCAATCCTGCACTGTATAAAGACCGTATCTATAAAAGAGACCCTTCTTCGGAGGAGAAGCCTTAAAGTTTAAATAGGTCTGTGTATATGTTTCATCTAATTGATTTAATTCTCTGAGCCGGTGTGCTGCATCTCTTAGCTGTATTTCTAATTGAGGTTGGTTGGCTGTATTTGTGGGCACATTAGATGCAGATGCAATATATGAATCAAATTGCGTCCGTGTTTCTTGTAGTTGTGGATTAATAATTGCTATTAAATCCTGTATATTATTGCTAAATGACATTGCTCTATCTTATTATTCTTTTTTGTATGGAAATAATTCAGTATACACACCAGAAAACTGGAAAAGTATATGAAGAAGTGAAAATTTCACAAAAAGTAATCCAAATTCCATCCATGTTTTATGTGTTATTGTATATCCACGAAAGACAGTCATAACAAATATAATACATGAACATAGAAAGCCCATTAAAAGTGTTTCAATTGTGAATTTTATTGGATGTGCATTTGGATAAGTTAAATCACGAATAAGTACTGAATAACCTGCTAATACTGCAACTGTAAGAGCTATTCCAAAAAATGTACTTTTGTATATAAAATCCATTATATTTGTCCCAAATAGACTACGTGATAGACTATTTGCAGATGATTTACTATATACATTTAAAATAATAGAAATTACTCCTCCTAATATAAGTCCAATAATTCCAGTATATATTAATGAAATATCCATCTTATTTATTCCAATATAATTTATTCCGGTCTAAACTAACTTCCTTTGTTCAATACAGGAATGGTGGCGGCACTACTAAGAGTCTTACATAGTGGAATTCAAGACTCACGACTTCTTCCACCAAAGGGAAATCCCAATATTGAATTATTTAGCAAGGTTTTTATACGTGCTGGGCGTTTTACAACACAATGGGTTCGCCTTGACTTTGACTCTCAGCCAGCCTTTGGGGCAAAATCATTTATAACAATTCCGAGAAAGGGACATCTTGTCTCTAAATTATATCTTGTAACAACTATGCCTGATATTGATAGTCTGCAAGTTACTGCAAAGAAGCGTGCAGAGGATGCTGGTAAAACATTTCTAGGACCTTATTTTACTTGGACAAATTCTCTCGGACATGCACTAATTCAGCAAATTACTCTCACAATTGGCGGTATGCGAGTTGAGCAAATTGACGGGCGACTTATGGAAGTTCTTGATGAATTTTACACACCTCTTGAGAAATTAAATCTTGCGAACAAATTACTTCAGAGAAATATGACAAATTTTCCAGTATATAATACACAGTCTGGAATTATTAATAATCCAACTGTTGCAATTAGTCCACTGCCTCTCTGGTTTAGCCGTGGTGATCCTGGCGTCTATCTTCCAATTGATGCACTTTCTGTAGATGCGGTGAAATTATCTGTACAATTTAATCCTGTTACAAGCCTATACGTAAGTACTGCTCAGCAAAATGTGCCTGTTATGCAAGCAGGCACGGCGGGCGCATCATATGCACCTCTTCTTTCATCACCCTTTTATATAAGTGATCCAGCGGGCCCACAAGTATTTGGACTAACTGGAAACCCTTCAATATCAGTAAATGCATCAACAATTCCTGGAATTCGTATGCCACCAACTTTTGCCCTAGGAGATACATACATAATGGCCGAATATATCTATTTAGATGCACCTGAGGCCAACAGATTTCGTATTTCTGATATTGAAGTTCCTGTTACCCAGCATTACACATTTGATCCTTTTGACACATATGGTTCACCACGTGCAATTATACCTATACGTTCACCAAATCCCACCCGAAATATTTTCTTTTATGCCCAAAGACGTGAAGCTCCTCAATACAATGCGCACTTTCTAGCAACACGGGATCTTTCTGGATCTGGAACTGCGACTCCTTGGTGGCCAAATGCACTTCCAATCTTAACTCGGTCTCCTGGGCCTATAGTTCCTGCATTTGTCTTTTGTGAATCTGAACCACTTGCAAGTGTACTTCTTATGTATCAAGGAAATCTTATACGGTATGCTAGTACAAGTCCATCCATATTTCGCTCTTTAATACCATCATATGAAATGAAAAAGTCACCTTTTGTAAATCGGTATTATTATAGTCTACATTTTGGTCTAAATCATGGCTCAATAAATCCATCCCAACCATGTGGAGAGGCAAATTTAGATAAAATTTTGAACATATCTCTTCAACTTGAATTTAAGAATAGTTCTGCAAACCCATACAGATATATAGTATATGCATGGTCTGAAACATATAATATGTTACGCATATATGCTGGTAGAGGGGCCCTGCTCTTTGCGTATTAAAAACTAGTGTCTGCTACTTAAACTAGTCGATATTTTACCACAATAGAATGGCAAATGCTACGCTAGATGCAATTATGAATTCAAATACTATTTTAATTTCTGCACAGCCTGACGATGTATATTTCCATTGGCAAGTTGAATTATATATGTATCAATTTGCAAAGTATGGGATTGTTGACCAGTGTTATGCACTCTTTGGTTATATAGGAGATGCTCCATCTAGTTATGCACTAGAGTTATCAAAACGCTACAATATTTTCTTCTATAAGGATACTCGTAATAGAAATATTCCCCACTACTATATTCCTTCAATTCGACCCCATATACTTAAACAGTTTTTTCAGCAGTTTCCTAATCTAGGGAAGTCAGTTTTTTACCACGATTCAGATATACTTTTTCAGAGTCTTCCCAAGTTTGAATTAATGGTAAATGATAATATTGGATACCTTTCAGATACTTCTTCATACATTAATTATACTTATATTAAGACGTGTGCAGATCGGTATAAGCAAGTATATCCTGACTTAGCAGATAATGATATTCTGATAAAGATGTGCGAATGTATGAATATTTCAGAAGACTTAGTAAAAACCAACGATCTAAAATCTGGTGGCGCTCAATATCTTCTAAAAGACGTAAGCTATGACTATTGGAATAATGTTGAACTAGGTGTAAATAAGTTATTTCCACTCTTAAAGGAATATGAAATGAAATATCCAATTCATCACCATATCCAGTCGTGGACTGCAGACATGTGGGTGGTTCTTTGGGAGTACTGGAAACTTGGTAAGGAAACATCTATTCACAATGAACTTCGTTTTTCTTGGGCAACAGATAATGTTTCACAGTATTTTAGAAATCCTATCTTTCATCTTGCAGGTATTACAGATGCTGATGCATCTACTGCATTTTATAAAGGTAAGTACAAAGATTCCAATCTTTTTCATCAATATCTTCTAGATCGCACTATTTTCGACCACGTGGTTCCTACAAGTGCAACATATGAGTATGTAAATCTTGTAAAGGAATATGTAAATTCCGATGAATATATTTACACAAAATCCTTTATTATACTAACAAAGGGCTCATTTGGAGGACTATATAAGGAGGACCATACTACTATTCACTTCAAGAAGGCTGTTTGGCGCTCTAAGACAGGAGACCATATGATCTTCTTTAATGGCTTATCTTGGATTCTTATTAATGCTGAAAAGGAGCCCGAAATTTCATCTACACTTGTAGGAATTAATTCAAATCACGGAATGTATCCTTACACCAGTGAATGGAGTGTGCCCTGTAAGATTCTAATGGGTTAGCAAAGTAAAATTGTTTCAGAAAAAATATCTTTTAGTAAATAGTATGACGTCATTACTTATTGTAGAATCTCCCGCAAAATGTTCAAAAATCCAGGGCTTCTTAGGTCCTGGATGGAAGGTTATTGCAACCTTTGGCCATATTCGTGCGCTTGAAGAAAGCATTGATGCTATTGGTATTGATCGAGATTTTGAACCGAAGTTTGCCTTTCTTAAAACAAAGGCCAAGCACATTCAAGAAATTAAGGATTGTGCTGCCAAGGCAACAAAGATCTTTCTTGCATCAGACGATGATCGTGAAGGCGAAACAATCTCATATTCGGTGGCAACATTGCTAAAACTTCCAATTAAAACCACACATCGTATTGTCTTTCATGAAATTACAAAGGAGGCCATTACTAATGCAATACGCAATCCTAGAACCATTGATATGAATCTTGTAAATGCCCAGCAATCACGTGCAATTCTTGATATGCTTATTGGATTCACAATTTCACCGCTTCTTTGGAAGTTTATTGGCAGTGGTCTATCTGCAGGTCGGTGCCAAACACCCGCACTACGTATTGTTGTTGAGCGTGAGGCTGAGTTAAAGAAATTTACAATTAATACGGTGTGGGCCATTCAGGGTACTTGGTCACTAAATGGAACAAGCTTTGATGCAAGCCTTGTAGATAGTCTGGAAGATGAAGAGTCGGCAAGAAATTACTTGGAAAATTTGGCATCTGATGAACCTACTGGGCACGTTTCCGCAGTTACTCTAAAACCCACAAGTGAATCATCTCCACTACCTCTTATTACATCTACTTTGCAGCAAGAAGCATCTGCCCTATATAAATCAAATCCAAAATCTACTATGCAAACTGCACAGCGACTCTATGAACAAGGATATATTACCTACATTCGTACAGATAATCCTACTTTATCTGAAGGCTTCAAGGAGCAAGCCATTAATTATGTTAAAGAGGCATATGGTGAAGACTATATTGGGGGTACAGTAAAACGGAAGAAGGATGCAAATGCGCAAGAGGCGCACGAGGCAATTCGCCCAACAAATATTGATATTAAGACCCTTCCTAGTGATGAAGATTGGTCGGCAATTGATCGGAAGATTTATTCACTAATCTGGAATCGCAGTGTGCAAAGTGTTATGTCTGCATGCAAAGGAGAGGTTCGTAATGTACTCATTAGAGCCGATCATGATCCTTGCAAGTTTGATTGGAAGGCGATCTGGAAGCGTGTTACCTTTTATGGATGGAAGCAGATTACACAGGAAATTGCAAAACTCGATGATGAAGAAGTAGAGCCGGTTCTGGACTCTTGGGCCTTTGGAGAAACCTTAAAGGTGAATGATGCTGTATCATGGTCAAAACTTACTGGGGTTCCAAAAGATAGCAAGCCACCCCCACGATACACTGAGGCGACCCTTGTTCGTGATTTGGAAAAGCGTGGCATTGGTCGCCCTAGTACGTTTGCCTCATTAATTGCAACTATTCTTGATAAGGCTTATGCGGAAACGACTGACGTGCCTGCAAAAGAAGTTAAAAGTCTGCTACTCTCTATTGAACCCTCTTCTGAACTAAATGTTTCGCAAATAAATAAAAAGATTTCAGCAGAAAAACAGAAACTTGTGCCAACCGAACTTGGAACACGGGTTTTAGAGTTTTGCACAAAGGAGTTTAATAATCTATTTGCCTATGAATTTACACGGCAAATGGAATCTCGGCTCGATCTTATTTCCGATGGAAAAGAACCATGGAAAACACTTATTCACGACATTTGGAACTCATATAAAGACCAGTACTCAACACTAAAGTCTAAAACCGGTCTAGAGACACAATCTACACGGCAAAAGACTTTTACAAATGGCATTAAGGCTGTACAAAGTAAAAAAGGGCCTGTGCTACTTATTGAATCAAATGGCTCAGCGGTCTTCTATGGTTGGCCAAAAAATGCTAGTTTTGCATCAATTACTGAAGATATTGCTGTTAAACATGTCGATTCTGTTAAAAAGGATCAAGAGTCTGGGCATCTAGGAAATTATGAAGGTGTTCCTGTTTATCGTAAAACGGGCCCCTTCGGTTCTTACGTCTCATGGAATACTGTAAAGATTCCTTGGATTGAAACCGACACTCTTGATATGATTATTGAGAAAATCAAGCAAAAGAATGAGTCTGTACTACATACTATTGGCCCCTTTGAATTCAGAAATGGTGCATATGGCGTATATATGTTTAAGAAAGGGAATACCAAGAATCGGCAATTTGTGGGACTTCCTAAGGCAGTAGATCCAAAGACACTTACCCAAGAGGCCGCCACAAAGATATACCAAACCGGTCTTCAAATGAAAGCAAAACAATCTGCGTATAAAAAAAATAAAGGGTCTTAGTAGGGATGGGAGAAAAACTATCAGACATAAAAGATATAACAGAACTTCCAGTTTATATGATAAATATGGATGAACGAAAGGATAGATGGAAACGTGCAATGTCTTCCGAAGCGATTCGTAAATTTAATTTCTTAGAACGGTTATCTGCAACAAATGGAAAAGAACTCAAGTATAGAACTGAGAAACGCATTTCTCTTGGTACTCGTCTACGTATTTTTCGTAATTATAGACGTTCACATTATGAAATTGCAACTCTTGGTGCAATTGGTGCATCTATAAGTCATATAAGAACATGGGAAAAGTTTTACAAATCTGGAAAGCCTTTTTGTATTGTCATGGAGGATGATGCAATATGGCTTCCCGAGTATATTACTCGGATTAATACAATTCTTCCGAGTGTGCCTAGCACATGTAGTATTTGGCTTCTTGGATGCTACCCTAAAACACTTGTAGTTGAACATCTAAAATCTGAAAAGCCTTGGAATAAGGTTCATAGTTTTACTGCGGCACACTCTTATATATTAAGTAGAGAGGCTGCCAAAAAACTTCTTGAAGAACCATATCCTATTGAAACGCATATTGAATATTATATAACTACTGTTGCTACGTTAAAGGGTCTACAAATTCTTCAGCATCCAGAAATAATTGTAGACTTTTATAGAACCTATGTTGGACCTAGAACAAATGATTCAAATACATCACAACATAAAAAGGCGGGGTGCCCTACATGTGATGTAGAAGATGACTATTCGCAAATGTATAAGCATTTTACACGGAAGGAAAAAGACAAGGAAATTGTTGTAAGCGGTATTGTCTATGATAAACAGGATGATAAGGTTCTTACATTTAAAAGAAATGCAAGAACACATAAACAGAAACATAAACATAAAAGCAGTAAAAATAAAAATTGACGAAAAATTCTTTTTTGGTGTAAACAAGAATGAATCGTACCGTGTTTAATCCTCAGATGACTCCCGATGGATATATTCGTCATGATATGCTTCATATTCAAAGTCGCATTGAAGCTATTCTGAATACTATTCGATATGATATTCATCTTAATGTCCGAAATAGTATGAACGAGATTATCTATCATATTGATAATATTCGTAATATTAACTGGAGCAATGAAATGAATAATGATACCTATTACCGTGGGCAGAATGCAATGAATAGTATTCAAAATAGTATTAATAATATTATGAATAATATTCGAAATAATATTAATACAGATATTCAAGATGAGATGAACAATATTCAGAATTATGTGAATAATATTCGTACTCATATGGCTAATAATCGTAATACTAATAATAGTTCTAGTCCTAGCCCTATTACACTAAATAATGAACTTGTAAATAATAATTACAAGAGTTTCCTATCTAATACCCCTTATCTGACTAATCTTACGCAAACTGCATACTATAAGGGGTTTATTGCAGGTCTTATTGTTGGAGCCATGTTAACAATGCTATTTATTAGTTATGCAGCTAGTTTAACTGCAAGCCAGTAATATAGCGTGAACCTCGTGTCCATGAAGTTTCTTGAAAGAGTTCTTCTCTGAGATCACGAATCCATTTTTCAGAAAACCCTTTTTCTTTTCCAAATTCAATAATTTGCTTAATTTCCACCTGCGAATTAATGTTTACCTTACAAATACTTAATAGCCATGAAATGAATTCTTTATGGCGTTCCTGGTAATCAGAAAGTCGTGGCTTCTTAAAAATACGTTCTGGCAGTTCGGTTTCAACTTCTACAATAGCATTTGACACTGTTTCCTCATTTCCTACTGCAATACGTAAAAGGGTCTGGAGTTGTGTTTCGGCCTCTAAGATATAGCCCTGAAATTCAGTAAACATTGTATCAATCCGTTTTTTATGATTAATAATAGAGTTG